GCTCACTTTTTTTCTACCCAAATTACAGCTAATTTTTAGTTATGCGTTGTTTTTAAATATCAATGTTTTGTAGTGTTATGTAGTAGTATGTTGTTACATAGTTGTTTAAAGTAAGATTTTAAATACGAAGGATATTATGACCGATAAACATAAAATAGCAGACGATCTAAAACCATTAGCGTACCCGGTAGATAAATTACAACACCTTGACGGCAATCCTAGAGTAGGTAACGTAGAAGCTGTTGCAAAAAGCTACGATAAGTTTGGCCAACGTAAACCAATCGTTGCAACTAAGGACGGAACGGTTATATCTGGTAATCATCAACTTGCAGCAGCTAAACAACTTGGTTGGGATAAAATAGCTGTACTTTTTACTGATGATGATGAATTAACGGCAAAAGCGTTTGCACTTGCTGATAATCGTACATCAGACCTTGGTACGTATGATGAGGACTTTTTAGCAGATATGCTTGGATCAGTTGCAAGTGATTTAGAATTATTAGAAGCAACATCATTTGATGAAAAAGATTTATTAGCTTTAGTTAAAAAACAAGAAGTCATAGAAGATGAAGCACCAGAAATAAGATCAACAGAAATTAAAGTTGGTCAAAAATACAAATTAGGCAATCATACGCTTGTATGTGGGGACGCAACTAATAAACAACATTTAGATTTTTTAATTAACCACAACACGATAGACTTACTTTTAATTGATCCACCATACGGCATAGACGCAAACAATCAGACATTAGGTAGTGGAAAAAAAGACTTTTATCGTGGTAATGATTGGGATAAAAATAAAGCAGATATTTTACCATTATTAGATTACGCAAAATATTCGTGTGTATGGGGTGGTAATTATTATGCAAATATATTACCAGTGAACAATGATTGGTTATGTTGGGATAAAAAAAATCCAAATTTATCGTTTAGTGAATTTGAGTTAGCTTGGACTAATTTTGGTAAACAAACAAGAATATTACAACATCATTGGTCTAGTGAACAAAAATTACACCCAACAGCTAAACCAATAAAAGTTATGACTTGGGTTTTAGATATTATTGACAATGAAAACGTATTAGATGTTTTTGGTGGTAGTGGTTCAACATTAATAGCTTGTGAACAATTAAATCGTAATTGCTTTATGTTAGAATTAGATCCAGAATATTGCCAAGTAATTATAGACCGTTGGCAAAATCTAACAGGACAAAAAGCCGAGTTAATTGGAAGTCTATAATGGCTAAAAGGGGTAGATTACCAAAACAAAAAGATAAACTTACAGGGCATAGGGATAATTCATTGAACGTAATACAAGGTGGTAAATCATTTGAAACACCAAAACCTAATTCAAGGTGGTTAACTAAAACACGTAACTACTGGAAAGAATATTGGAATAGTGAATTAGCTAGTACAGCACAACGAGTTGACTTCCCGGCATTTTATCGTTTATTTCAATATTATGACGAAGTTGAACGTGCTAATCGTACTATACAAAATATGGGCAATAAAGGTTTATTATCAGTCGGATCAACGGGACAACCTACAATAAACCCATTAATTATGCTAACGCTGAAATTAGAAGAAAAAGTATTAAAATTAGAGCAAGAGTTAGGATTAACACCATTAGCTAGACAAAGACTAGGTATAGCGTTTGGCGAAGCACAAATGGGTTTTAAACAGCTTCAACAGCTTTTAACAGATGATGAAGAAAAAGAATTAGTAGATCCACGTCTATTAGTTTTAGAAGAAGAATAGGAACAATATGAAAGAAAAACTAATTGATTTTGTAAACGATTGGCACAATGTACTTACAGATGATGAACTAGAAAAAATAGTAATTATATTAGTTAAATCATTAGAAGAAAACGATAAAATGCAACTAAGTATAAAACACCAACAATTACAAGAATTTATTTTAGATAAATTAAAAAATGGTAACAAACAAACAAAGTGATTATATAAAACCTTGTAAAAATTGCAGTCGTTATTTTTATGCAAGGTATCACAATAAGTGTTTAAATTGTCGTATGTATAAATGTGAAAGGTGCGAGTAATGGCAGGTGCAGTTGAATATATATTGATGTGTGAACAATGTTATGATCTATTCTATGATCCAGACGAAAGCAAGATAATTTGTAAAATGTGTGTAGAAGAATGATTACTTTACCAGAAACAAGAGGTGCAAGAGTTGTTAAATTTATTGAAAAGTTTTGTGTACACGGCGAGGGCGATTTTTACGGCGAACCATTTACGCTTGATGATTGGCAAAAAGCAATCATATACGATCTATATGAAATACGAGATAATGGCGAAAGAAAATATAGAGAAGCTCTTATCGGCTTGCCGAAAGGAAATGGAAAAACGGCACTAGCAGCTGCAATAGGAATGTATGAACTACTTGGTAGTGGTGTCACTTCCCCACTTGTTGCCGTAGCTGCTGCAAGTTATGAACAAGCAAACCTAGTTTTTGGAACTATGAAAACTATGTGTACTGAAAGTATCTTTTTACGAGATATGGTTGAAACGTTTGAAAACGAAATACAAGTAAAAAACGCACCGGGTAGAGCATTTAGAGTTGCAGCAAAAGCAGGAACAGCAGACGGTGGACGTAATAGTTGTTTTATAGCTGATGAGATACACGAATGGAATAATATTAACTTAGAACGTGTACATTATGTTTTATCAAACAACACAGCAAAACGTAAAGACGGTTTAGTGCTAAATATTACAACAGCAGGTCACGATTTAGATAGTATGGCAGGTCGTATGTATCAACGTGGCATTCTAAAAGAAAAAGGTAAACAAAAAGATCCAGAGTTTTATTTTAAGTGGATTGGTGCAAATGAAGAAGATGATCCAAAAGATGAGGATATTTGGGAAAAAGTAAACCCGGCTATACCTAATGATTGGTGGCCAATAGAAAACCTTAGACGTAGAATGAAATCATTACCTATAAACGAATTTCAACGTTATCACTTAAATCAATGGACTAGAACAGATGAGGAAAGTTGGATTGAGATAGAACAATGGTTAGCGTGTGAAGATACACAATTAACACTTAGTCCAGATAGACCTTTGTTTGTAGGTATTGATATGGCATTAAGACACGATAGCGTTGCCATAGTGTACGGACAAAAAGATGAAAATGACGTAATTTACACACAAGCAAAGATATGGCTACCACAAGACGAAAACTTTATGGATTATCAAGAAATAGAGGCATTTGTTGTTGATCTAATGAAAAAGTATAAGGTTCAAGAAGTAGCATACGATCCAGCATTTTTTGAACGTTCAGCACAAGTATTGCTTGATAGAGGTGTACCAATGGTCAACTTTCCACAGACACATTCAAGAATGATACCAGCGTGTGGCAATGCTTATGACTTGATTGCAAATAATAAAGTTAGACATAATGGCGATCCAACATTTACAGACCAAGTTATGTCAGCTGCACAACGAACAACCGATATGGGTTGGCGATTATCTAAAGGTAGATCAAAAAGAAAGATTGATAGCTGTATTGCAATGGTAATGATGTTAGATAGAATAACTGCACCAGATCCACTAGATGATGAACCAGAAGTAGCGATAATTAATTTATGAAATTATACAATGGCGATTGTTTAGAAGTAATGAAAGAGTTACCAGATAACTCTATTGATTTAATTGTTACAAGTCCACCTTATGAAGATATTTCTGGTGCAGGATATAAAGCAGACAAAAAAGATATATTATTTTTAAAATTATATTCACAATTTATTGATGAAGTTTTTGAACAATATCAAAGAATATTAAAAGACGGTGGACAATTATTTTTTAATATTAAAAGTAAAACAGCAAATAAAAAACTTAGAACACCACATTGGCTTGAATTTACAAACGCATTTCAACAGTTAGATTTTAAAAGTTATATTATTTGGAAATATGCAGGTAGTTTTGATAGTACAAAATCTAGGTTTCATTTAGATTATGAAATTATTTACCATTTATCAAAAGGCGATAATATTTACCTTAATACTGATTGTGGTATTGATGATCCATTAACTTCTGTATGGTATGTGCCACATAATATACCAAAAGCAGAAAGAGTACACCCAACACAAATGCCACTAGCTTTAGCAGATAGAATATTAAAAATTGCTTCAAAACCAAATGATGTTGTATTAGATAATTTTATGGGAAGTGGAACAACAGGTGTAGCTTGTATAGATAATAATGTAGAATTTATAGGTATTGAATTAAATGATGTTAATTATAAAATAGCAAAGGAAAGGATAGATGAAAAACTATATAACAACACTAACTGAAGTATTAGGTGCAGGACTTATAATTTATGGTGTATATACATTAAATACATCACTTGCTTTTATAGTGGCAGGTGCGTTTATGATATTAGGAAGTTATTTAACAGTTAGATGAGTTTATTCAAAAGAACAGAAAACAGGGACGCAGCGTTGGGCAATTTGACCGACCTTTTAGCTCTCAGAGAAGGTGGGCTTTATAACTACACCGGGGAAAAAGTAAACGAAATATCAGCATTAGGCATTTCAACAGTATTTAGTGCCATTTCATTATTAGCTGATAGTATTGCGTTATTACCAGTTAAAACACTTAGATACGATAGTGCAAAGACAATATTTACAGATAAACCAAAGTTTTTAGAAACACCAAATGCAAACCAAACAATCTTTCAAGTTATGCACGAAATCATTACATCAATGGCAATGCACGGTAACGCATTTGTTTTAGTAGATAGAGATAGACAAAACAGACCAGTAGCGTTAACACCAGTACACCCAGACAAAATTAAAGTAGAAATGCAGTATGGCGAAAAATGTTATTTTATTACAAACGCTAATGGCAAAGATGAACGCAAGATTACAAAAAACAATATGCTACATTTCACTTGGTATTCATATCCCGGACAACTTATTGGTGTTAGTCCATTAAGAGTAAATGGAAATACTTATGGACTTGCATTAGCAATGGAAAGACACATTGCACAGTTTTATGGTCAAGGTGGTACACCAAGTTCAGTTTTAGAAACAGATAGAGAACTTACAGCTGAACAAGCTAATGTGTTAAAAGAAACTTGGTTAAACAATCATTCAAGAAATAGAAAACCAGCAGTTCTTACAGGTGGTTTAAAATGGAAAGCAATAAGTGCTTCGGCAGGGGACGAGCTAATAAAAGCACGTGAACAGATAGTTAATGAAATTGCAAGAGTATTTAGAATACCAGCACATTTACTGTTATCTAAAGACGGATCAAACGTTTATTCGAATATTGAAAGTAACGGACTTGCATTTGTAAGACATACACTACTTCCGTGGATTAGACGCATAGAGGACGGTTTTAGTTCATTATTACCGGGTAAACAATATGTTAGATTAGATACAGACGAATTTGCACGTGGCGATCAACTAAGTAGGGTTAGAGGATTTCAAGTTGCTATTTCATCTGGTGTAATGACACCAAATGAAGCAAGGGCAAAAATGGAACTAGAACCTTATGAGGGTGGCGACAAGTTTTATATAGGTTTACAAGGTGGGCTAGTAGATCCACTTGCAACACCACAAGGTATAGACGAACACGATCCAACAAACGAGTTACCAAATGATTAGTGAAAGTATTGCAGTAAACGACACAACAGCAACAAAAATTATAGATAGCGTAAATTCTCATCAACAAATATACATACATAACGAACACGGTTCGTCTATATATTTAGGTGGTTCTAATGTTACAACAAGTACAGGATTTGAACTTGCAAACAATGCTTCAACAACAATGCGTATTCCACAAGACAACGAATTGTATTGTATTGGTTCTAGTGCGTCTGGAAATGTAATAGTAGTAAGGCCAGACTAATGCCATACGAAATACAAATGGATAATGAAGATTGTCAAGGACACGCAGTAGTCAAACTTGATGACGGTTTTATAATGGGTTGTCACAAAACACACGAAGAAGCTGAAAAACAATTACAAGCAATATTAATTAACGAAGCTAAACAAAAAGAAGAAAAATCAACAGATCAAGACGTAGAAAAAAGAGAAGTAGATAGAAAGCCACCAAAGTTTATGCAAACTAATGCACAACGTGGTTTAGATAATTTAAACAAAGCTGGGGACGGACTTACAGATAAAACAAAACGTGAAGCACGTTCTATGGCTAATGGCGAAGATGTAAGCATAGATAAAATTGTAAGAATGGGTGCGTGGCACAAAAGACACTTATCCGACTTAGATAGAGAAGCAAGTAATCCTAATGATCCAGATACTTGGCGAGCTTCCGACGTGGCATTTTTGTTGTGGGGTTCTAATCCTTGGACTAATCCAACACAAGCAGGGGACTGGGCAGATAGAAAAATTGCACAGCTTGTAAGTGACGGTAAATTAGAACCTAGAACAAAAAATAAAAAAGATGTAAAAGTAGAAAAACAGAAAAAAAAGAGGTATAAGCTAATGGACAAAATAGATAAAGTAGTTGCTATATCACAAACAATAGATATGCAAAAACGCAACACTATTCTTAAAGAAATGGATAGACAAACCGAAAATAGAAGTTTTACATTTTCAGCAGTAGAACAACGTAATGATGATGATAAAGATACATTGTTGTTTACTGGGTATGCTTCTGTATTTAACAAGGGTTACGGCGTAAGAGATCAAAGAGGACAATACACCGAAACAATTAAACCGGGTGCTTTTAAGAAAACATTACAAGAACAAGATGACGTAAGGTTTTTAGTAAATCACGACGGTATCCCATTGGCTAGAACATCAAGTGGTACATTAGAATTAGAAGAAGATGACTACGGATTGTTTGTAAAAGCCGAACTAGATCCGTCAAACCCAACAGTTGCAGAAATAGCTAGTGCAATGAAACGTGGCGATCTAAACGAAATGTCATTTGCGTTTGCAGCTATTCGTGATGATTTTGACGCAAGAGAAGAAAACAGGGAAGTTACAGAAGCTAGATTATTTGATGTATCAGTTGTAACCTACCCGGCTAATCCTTGGGCAGGTGCAAAACTTAGAGGTGTTGAACTTGATAACCTACACAAAGAATTAGTAGAAGCAAGAAATGGCGAACAAGCCACAGAAGTTTTAGAAAGTTTTATTAATAAAGTCGCTGAAAGTGATGACGTTGATAAAAAGCGTAGTAATTCTAAAGTAGAGTTGTTAAAAATGCAACTTGAAAGGGATAACATACGCAAATAAGACGTAACGCCGTAATTAAAGCCGTGTATCACACTTATTAATTACACCTTACGCAGAAGTATAAAAACAAGACACAAAGGAAAAACATTGCAAAAATTAAAAGAAGCTAGAGATAGCAAAGTTGCAGAACTTGACGGTCTAGTTGAAGAACTTGAAACATTAGAAGCAGGGGAAAATTTTGACGCTAAATTTGATAGATCAAAAGAACTTCACGCTGAAATCAAGGACTTAAACGTAAAAATAGACGAAGCAAGAGAAGCAGCTGAAACTCTTAAAGCAGTTAAAGAAAGCAGACAAGAACTTGGTGTTGAAGATGATGACTTGGGCGAAAGGGAAGCAGTCGTAGAGGTTGTAGAACCAGATATGTACCGTAAAGACGGCGATCATAGTTTTATGGCAGACGCTTATCGTTCACAAAGTGGCGATTTTTCAGCACAAGAAAGACTTAACAAACACCAAGAGTTTGAAGCTAGAGATGTTGGAACTGGTGCTTTTACAGGGTTAGTTGTACCACAATACTTAGTTGATGAGTACGCACCTATTGCAAGAGCAGGATCAGCAGTATATAACGCTGTACCTAAAAAACCATTACCAGCATTTGGTATGAAAGTAGAAGTATCCAGAATTACTACTGGATCAACAGCAGCAGAACAAGCTACACAGAACTCAGCCGTATCAGAAACTAACATTGACGATACACTATTGACTGTAAACGTTGATACTGTTGCAGGTCAACAAGATGTTTCAAGACAAGCATTAGAGCGTGGTGGACAACCGGGCTTTAGCTTAGAAAACATCATTTTTGGCGACCTTGTTGCAGCTTACTACTCAAAGCTAGACGCATTATTAATTAATGGTTCTGGATCTTCCGGACAACCATTAGGAATAAAAAATGTAGGATCAATAAATACAACAACATATACAGACGCAAGTCCAACTGTTGCTGAACTTTATCCTAAATTAGCCGACGCAATTCAAGAGGTAAACTCAAACAGATTTGCACCGGCAACAGCTATTGTTATGCACCCAAGACGTTGGGGTTTCATTACAGCAGGACTTGACAGTTCTAACAGACCGTTAGTAGTTCCAGCTGGTAACAACCCAGACAACGCAGTAGGTGTTGGCGAAGCAGCAGCTTACGGTAACGTAGTTGGAAATCTTTTAGGACTTCCAGTTATAACCGACGCTAACATACCTACAAACGAGGGTACAGGAACAAATGAGGATAGTATCCTTATTATGAAAACAGATGATATGATTTTATTTGAAGATAACATCTTCCAACTAAAATTTGAAGAAACAAACGCTGGATCATTAACAACAAAAATGGTTGTTTATGGATACAACGCATTTGCTTCTGGAAGATATCCAAGTGGTATCTCAGAAATATCTGGAACAGGATTGGTTACACCAACCTTTTAATTAAATTGGTTTATGTGTGTCGGGCAACCGACACACTAAACCCTTAGAAAGAACATTATGGCAAAAGATAAAAAAAGTTTAATAGACGCTTTAAAGAAAGAATTAAAGCATTATGAAATCTACGGAAAGGCAAAACGTGCTGAGGAAGTTAAGAAAGCTATTAAAGCAGCAGGTGGAAAAGTTGAAACAAAAACTGCAAAACCTAAAGCCGAAAAAAAAGTAGAAAAGAAAAAGTAACAATGCCAAAAGGTAAAAGTTACGGTAAAAAAATGAAAGGTGGCACAGGTAAAGGCCGAAAAAAAGGTAAATAACCTATGTCCATAACTAACGGCTACTGTACTCAAAATGAATTAAAAGCGTTTGTTGGAATACCAAACGACGATAGTCAAGACAATGATCTACTAGACGACGCAATTAATGCAGCTAGTAGGCAGATTGATACATTTTGTGGTCGTTACTTCTACGCAGACGGATCAGCTTCGGCAAGAAAGTTTTTTACAAACGATCCATACAGACTTCGTGTAGATGATATAAGTACAACAACAGGTTTAGTTGTTAAATATGATGATGATGATGACGGAACGTATGAAGTTACCGTTGCAAGTAATTACTACCAAGTGCTACCTATAAACGGTATAGTTGGTGGTATAACAGGCAATCCTTACTACATTATTGAATTAATATCCGACGGTAGTAATGAATGGCCATTAGATTTTTCAAGCAACAGACCTAGGGCAGAAATTACAGCTAACTGGGGTTACGCAAGTGTGCCAGAGCAAATAAGACAAGCTACATTAATGTTAGCTAGTGAGTTGTTTGCAATGAGGAACGCACCATTGGGCGTTGCAGGTGTCGGCGATTTCGGTGTAGTAAATATACAACAAAACAGAGAAATTACACGTATGATTGCACCATTTCGCAAAGGCACAGTTTATGGTATGGCGTAATGGCTACACTATCAGAGATTAGGGACGGTTTAAAAACAACTGTTGGCAACATAAGTGGCATACGTTGTTATGACACAGTACCAGATAACGCTATAAACTTCCCGGTAGCAATCTTTATACCAAGTGCAATAGAGTTTGATCTAGCAATGCAACGTGGAACAGACCTCTATACATTTGATATGTTAGTTGCAGTACAACGTGCAGATAGTAGAACAGCACAAGATAAATTAGACGCATTTGTTACAGGTAGTGGATCATCAAGCATACGACAAATAATATATAATAATAAAACACTTGGTCTAAGCGATACAGACGCAAGGGTAGTAAATATGAGCAATTACGCAGCTGATGTTAATTTAAACGGTGTTGACGGCGTAGGTGCTAATTTAGAAATACAAGTGTACACGAAAGGTAGCTAATGGCGAAATATAAGATAATTGGTAATAAAAAAGTTATGGATAAAGTCAAGGGCGACACTATAACTATTGATGATGAAAATATTGCTAAGTCATTAATTAAAGGTGGACACATACAACCTACTACAATTAAAAAAAGACGTGCTAGAAAAAAAGACGGTACGTATAAAAAAGATGATAAAAGTACACCAGATATTAATGAGGCGTGGGAAGAAGTAGATAATGGCTAAATATGTTTTTAATGACGGCAAAGTGTTTAGTGGTGGTTATGATCTATCAAGTCACATAACTAGCGTTAACCTAGATATTACAGCAGAAGAACAAGACGCAACCACAATTAATAGTGGTGGGTTTAGATCACTTTTAGGTGGATTAAAAGATAGTACGTTATCAATGGACGGTTTTTATGAAGCCGGGGCAAACCTACCAGACGCACTACTTGGTACAAGCATAGGCAACGAATTAGTTGTTACAACGATACCAGACGCAGGTGTAGGCAATACAGCTTACTTTATGAAGTCAACATTATTTAGTTATCAAATGTTTGGTACAG